ACCTTAAAAATACCGTTTATTAAACAGCCAATACCACAACCTTCTACGGAAGTTATAGTAGTGGCAGCTACAACAGCAGTTACAGCTGTGGCAGCTACAACGGTTACACAGCCTTTAATTGAATGGCTACGTAAAAAAGTACAAAAATTCCTACAAGATAAGATCGCTAAATGGAGAAAAAACCGGAAGAACAAAAAGGACTCTTCAAACGAATCAAAGAAGGAATAGACGATCATGAAGAACAGATGGTGGTATTGGGGGCGATGGTTCGTCTTGGTGTCGTTATCTGGTCTGGGTTTATCATAACCCTTAATTATGTCGAACTACCCATGGTTAAAAAGAGTCCCGGTGGGGATATAACATTCCCAGCTTCAATATTTACTGGAGCACTCGCCACTTTTGGCTTGTCCACTGGCAATGGTAAGAAACAAGAACAAAAACCTAAGACATGACTAAATGGATAATACTCTTAGCACTGTTGTCACCCACAGCCGCAAGAGCAAACACTGTAACGCCTCAGTTTACAACAGGGTCGATGCAGTCAACAACGACAACAAACCAAACTATAACAGAAACCATAGAACACGATATCAAAGGAGCCGAAGTAACAACATACAGTGGTACAAATATCGAAGTTGGTGGAACTGGTGGAATAGGGGCAACAACAGCAACTTACACACCAGTAGACGATGCAGTGGACTGGGATCTACAGATCACAACCAGAGAAGCAGGCACGATAGAAACAATATCAATCGAAAGAGAGATCGAAACAGATTCTACTACCAATACTTACTCTATCTTCTCGCAATAGCGACACCTGTTTATGCTGAGGATACAAACGTCAGCAATCCTGTAGCTGCTGCTACCGGTAACGTAACTAATCAAGCTGTACAGTTCCAAAACAACGGAGCACAAAGCAGGCAGTATTTTGGTCCTAATATAAGCTGTAATGGAAGTACAATGACATTCCAGCCTTTTTATATGGGTAATCATACCAAACCACTGGATGAGTTTATGCAGCCTACAAGTTACACGTTAGCTGAGAACTGGGGATTTCAAATTAACTTTATGATTCCTCTAGATAAGTCAGGCTATCAACAATGCAAAGATATAGCAAAACGGTATGAAGAAAAGATGAGGCTTGAGTATGAACTTACAAGAGCCCATAAGTGTGCAGACTTACAAAAGAAAGGCTTTCAGATACGACCTAATACAGATATGTATATTCTGTGTCAGGATATAGTACCTATAGTCAAAGTCAAGCCACCTAAAAAAGAAAAGAAATTTAAATTATTCTAATGAGTACATTCACAGATGCACATAAAACAGGTCAGCCACCTTTAGATGGTCCTAATGATCTGAAACCAGAAGTTAAGACTTCTTTCCTTATAGAAAAAGAAGGAAAACCAAAAACTAAAAAAACAACTAAGAAAAAACAAA